AGGTAAGCGGATCATTCGCTCCAGAGACTCCAGTAAGCGGCTTCGACACTGGAATGGGCGGCGGATTTAGTTCGGCGGGATTTATTTCGCCAGCTACAGGAGCAGACATCGGAGTCTATTCTCCAGCCATGCAAGCGGCAATTTTACGCCGCGAAGAGCTAAAGGCCGAGACAGCCAGACTTAGAGCAGAACGCGAATCTAATGCAGCCGCTCGCGCTAACGTAACCGTAAACATGGGCGTCGTAGGCGATCCAGAATCGGCAGCTAGAACGATCGTCGACGTACTTAACAAATCCCAAGCCCGCGGCACTGGCGGAGCAGGGTTACTAATCGCATGACCTTATGGACTCCAGTCTGGAGCGTTCTCATCGACGGAACGGAGTATAAGAACGTAACTCTGGCGAATCTTACTATCGAATCTGGTCGACGTGACATCTATCAGCAAGCGGTAGCGGGCTACTGTAATTTATCCATTCTTAACATCGACGATCAAGCTATAAACGTAAGCATTAACTCGGGAATTACGGTCTATGTCCAGAACTCCACAGCTACGCCAGTAGCCATCTTCGGCGGCAGCGTTACGGACATCGTGACAACTATCGAGCGTTCTGGAACTGGCGGTCTAGTCCAGAGCGTTAATCTCACAGCTTTAGGGGCACTTTCACGTCTTCCGAAAGTTCTAGTCGATGGCGTCTTATCTAAAGACTTCGACGGTAATCAGATTCTCGACGTACTCGATGGGATTCTTTACGGAGCTTGGAATGAAGTTCCAGCCGCTCTTACTTGGGCAACTTATGACCCGACTACGACATGGGCTAACGCGGAAAATAGCGGCGTGGGCGAGATCGACGTCCCCGGGAATTATGAACTAGCCGCTAGATCTAGCAGCGTGACAGACGCTTATTCTTTAGTCGCAGCTTTAGCCACTTCTGGACTTGGTTACATCTATGAAGATGGTCAAGGCCGAATCGGTTACGCCGACTCTACTCATCGCGGAACGTATCTGGCTACTTATGGTTACGTCGATCTTTCGGCTAACGAAGCTTATTCTGGCGGCCTACAGAGTTCGACCCGCTCGGGCGACGTTCGCAACGTAGTAACGATCACCTATAAAAACGGCCAACAAGTTACAGACGACGAGCCAGCTTCTATCGCTACTTATGGATCTCTAGCTCAGAACATAACTACATCATTAGAGACGACTTTAGACGCTACTAATCAAGCTGCGTTCTATCTAGCTCTTCGCGCTTATCCACGCGCTAACTTCGACTCTATTCGCTATCCGCTGGGAAGTCCTAACGTAAGCGATTCAGATCGAGACGCCCTTATAGGCGTGTTTATGGGAATGCCAGTAAACATCGCGGACTTACCCGCGAACATGGGATCTAACTTCCAAGGATTCGTAGAAGGCTGGAGATTTTCAGCTGGCTATAACTCTCTGGCAGTAGATCTTTACATCACGCCAGTATCGTATTCTCTCGACGCGTTCCGCTGGAACGACGTACCCGCTTCCGAGGCGTGGAACACTTTAAGCCCTACACTAGACTGGTTAAACGCGACAGTAGTCGCATAAAGGAGCAGACATGGCAACGACTACGCCTAACTTCGGCTGGAGTGTTCCTACTTCGACCGACTTGGTAAAAGATGGCGCGACAGCGATCGAGACACTTGGCGACGCTATCGACGCTTCATTGGTAGATCTTAAAGGTGGCACTACTGGCCAGATCTTAAGTAAAAACTCGAATACAGACATGGACTTTACATGGGTGTCAGACGCTACAGGCATGACTAACCCAATGACTACAACAGGCGATACGATTTACTCATCAAGTGGATCAACTCCCGCGCGACTTGGTATCGGAAGCACTGGTCAGATTCTTACCGTCGCTGGCGGTCTACCTAGCTGGGCTTCTCCAGCTGCGGGTGGTGGTATGACTTTATTATCGACAACAGCAATCACCGCAGCCGCAACGATAGAAATAACAGGCATAAGTCAAACCTATAATCAACTTATCGTAGTTATGTCAAATGCTGCAACGGTAGCAGTAGACAATAATGCGGCCTTGCAATTTAATAGCGATACAGGCACAAATTACACTTGGGGCGCGTCAGAGTTAATAAATAACACAACATCAGGTAACGCGAACACGAGCGAAATTCGCTGGCTACAAGGCGCGACAACAACAACTAACGTTAATAACATTATTTCTGTTATGACAATTACAAGATACGCCGACACAACACCAAACAAATTAGTCCAAATAAACACAACTTACATCGGTGGCACATCGAGCGCAAGAAAAGCATTAACCGTCGTGGGAAGTTATCGAGGAACTTCTGGTATTTCTAGCATAAAGTACCTTTCGTCAGGTGGTCTAAACTACACAGCGCAAGGTAACATCTACATTTACGGAGTAAAATAAAATGACAACACCTACAATTACGATCCATAACATCGCTACCGATGAAATCGTTACGCGAGAAATGAACGCCGAGGAATTGGCACAATTAGAAGCCAGTAAACTTAAATCAGCAGAAGAAGCGGCTGTCGAAGAAGTTAAAACAGCAGAAAAAGCAGCTTTACTAACAAAGCTTGGAATCTCAGAAGACGAAGCGAAATTACTTCTCTCATGACTTACCCAATCGGAACAGCTGCGGCCGTCGTAGAAGTAGCTCTTAAAGAAGTCGGCACTGTAGAAGAAGGCGACAATCTTACGAAGTACGGAAAGTTCACTAAGGCCGACGGTTTACCTTGGTGCGGATCTTTCGTGAACTGGTGCTTCCATGAAGCGGGCGTAAAGCTTCCGTCTATGGTCTCAACAGCTGCGGGAGCGCATAAGCTAAAAGAAGTAAGTCGCTGGGTAGAGACAGAGCCTAAGATCGGCGATCTAGCGTTTATGGACTTTCCGCATGATGGCGTCGATCGTATCTCGCACATCGGAATCGTCGTAGGCGTTAAGCCGAAGTCAGTAATTACCATCGAGGGAAACACTTCTGGAACTGGCGATCAGCGTAACGGCGGAATGGTCATGATTAAGGAGCGCGCATTCGGGAGCGGTAAGGAAGTCGTAGGCTTCGGACGTCCTAAGTTCGTGGCTTACGCTGGCGATTATCCAGTCGTCGAAGTACCTACTCAATCGGCAGCGAAGCCGAAGAAAACGGAGAAGAAAAGTGGCAAACTTAAAAGCATTAGCGGCAAGCTGGGCGCGTAGCTTCTTGGCCGCGAGTATCGCGGTCTACATGGCTGGAGTTACAGATCCGAAGGCGATCGGCATGGCGGGCCTTGCCGCCGTTCTGCCTGTAATCCTGCGCTGGCTAAATCCTAAAGATTCAGCTTTCGGGTTATCGGGGAAGTGACTCGGAAACTACTCGCGGGAAGTCTGGCCTTAGTCCTTTCGGTCGGGCTTTCCGCTTGTGGTTATCAGGGTTGGACGCGTTATGAATGCCAAGAATACGAGAACTGGTCGAAGCCAGAATGCCAAGAGCCGCAGTGCGTCCCTACTGGAACATGCACTAGCGACGTCCTTGGAGAAGAAGCTCCACAGTCCATCGCGACGCCGTAGTCCAGAAGAAGTCCACGCGACTTTAATCCTTATTATCGGATCTACTTTAGCCGCTGTCTTCTTGATCGTAACGCTGGGGATTACTTACGCGCTTATCTTCGTTACACAGCCGATCGGTAATCAAGCTCCTAACGACGCGGCATTCATTGACTTATTAAAGACTCTTGCGATCTTCTTAACTGGATCATTGGGCGGAGTTCTTGCAGGGAATGGATTAAAGTCCAAGCCGAAACCGCCACTCGACACGCCGACAGCCACGCGGGAATCTTGACCTATGCGCGTTCTTGCTTCACTCTTTACATAGGGAGCGCGAACGTCGTTCCCAGTATCGGGAGCAAACATGAACGAGTTAGGAATCGTCGTGGCTATGGGTATAGCTGCGATCTTATGGGCAGCGATGAGCTATTCAGTTGGTTATAAAGAAGGCCAGCGCGAAGGTTTTAAGCGCGGTCGAGCTGTATCACGTCACGCAGCTAAGGAAGTGCGCTAATGAGCTTCTTAGATAACTACGAGGACGTCGCGGCCAGAATTGCCCGCCTATGGCTTACACACCCTACAGCTAGAGTCCAGACGAACATCGTGGACTTCAACGCCGAGAAGGGCTACGTCCTTATCCAAGCCCAGATCTTCCGCGAGTACGAGGATCTCAATCCATCGGCTACAGATTACGCATTCGGTAACGTGGCAACTTATAACGTCAACATGAAGAAGTTCTTCGTCGAGGACACTGTTACATCGGCTATCGGTAGAGCGATCGGATTACTACTGGGAGCGGATAAGCGTCCGACTCGGCAGGACATGGAGAAGGTCGAAACAATTAGCACTAAGGTAGCCAACTCAACGGCCGACGATTACGATCCTTGGACTCAGAAGTTCGGAGAAGTTCCAAGTTATAAGACAGCCGAAGAAGCAGAGCAGAGCGGAATCCCAAGTCTCGGAAGTTCGATGGACGAGATCAAGAGACAACTAGGCGGCGAACTTATGCCAGAAGCTCCACAATGCAGCCATGGCCATCGAATCTTTAAGACTGGCGAAGCCAAGACTGGTAAAGCTTGGGGCGGCTGGTTCTGCGTCGAAAAGACTAAGGCGACACAATGCGCGCCGCTCTGGTACGTCTTAGCCAGCGATGGCAAGTGGAAGCCACAGGTCTAAAGATGAGCGATTACATGGAGATTCTTTATCCGCAATCTATGACAGCCAAGCTTCTACAGAATGGCGAAGTTATCGCCGAGTATAAGATCGAGCAGTGCGACAGCTGCGAGAAGTTAAAGAAGTTAGATAAGTTCGGCTATACCAAGGGACAAGGCCAAGAGAAGTTAATCTGGCTCTGCAGGTCATGTCGATAAAGGCCACGCCTACAATCGAGGATAAAGTCCTAGCTCACACTGTCGCATTAGAACGAATCGCGCAGGTCTACGGACACCCAGACGATAAGAGTCGCTACGACAAGCGACTCAACTTTCACGAATACGTCGCTCAGGTAGCCGAGTCAATCGTCGCCGAGATCTTGGTGGCTAGATTCTTAGGCTTTATCAGCTTCGATCCTAGAGCTTCTAAGTTCAAGGAGACGGCAGACGTCGGAAGCTTCATCGAAGTAAAGTGGACACGCTACGACTCAGGACAGCTCATCGTCTACGAGAATGATCGAAACACAGACGTCGCCGTTCTGGTCACTGGCACATCGCCGAATTACAGGCTAGCGGGCTGGATACCTGTAGCCATGGCCAAGCGGCCTAAGTACCGTAACTCTAAGCAGCCGACATGGTGGGTTACGCAACAGAATCTACAGCCCATCGAGAATCTAAAAGGATCTAACTATGGAACAGCTACGCTTTAAGTGCCGAGTCTGCAAGAAGGAGACGACGCAGCTCGTCCGAATCATTACGGACAATCTTCCGCCTAACGTTAAGACGATACAGTGTTCTATCTGTTCGACTATGACGGTGGCCATGACAGGAGATCCAGATGGCGATCTATGATTATCGCTGCGAAGTCTGCTCTAAACAGATAGAAGTCGAGCGATCCATCGAGGACAAGTTAGCCAGAGACCCTTACTGCGACAGCTGCATTATTCCCATGAAGCGGGTTTACTCGTTAGGTGGGATCGTCTTTCGCGGTAATGGCTGGGGCGGTAAGCCATGAAGTTATACACAGAAGTTATCCACAGCCTGTTGAACACGCCCAAGAAGACGCTCATTACACTGTTAAACTTGACAGTCGCGCTACGCTGTTATCGCTTGAAGCGAGCCGCTATCGCGGTTAGCTCGCAAGGGCGAAAGCAGCTAATGGGCGCGGTCTATGTCCTAGCGGCCATCACTTCAATAACAAGCATTCCAGAAGCAACAGCTAAAAACTATTCTATAGATCATCTAAAGCTCTACGCACATTCAAGGATTCTTGATTATAAAGAGTTTCAGTGCTTTAACAAGATCATCACTAAAGAATCTAGATGGTCTTACACAGCTAAGAACGGAAGCCATTACGGACTTGGACAGATGCGCTCGCAGCATTACAGAGACCTAGATCCTTATCGCCAGATAGACGCCACGCTTCGTTACATCACAAAGCGTTATAGTTCTAACTGTAAAGCTCTGGCATTCCATGACGAGAAGGGTTACTACTAAGTGAGCGAAATCAAGATAATCGAATTAAGCGATAAAGTGGTAGTCATTCAAGGTGTTACGCTTCTAAATGACAATGGTAAAAAACATTATGAAGAAATCTTTAAGAG